TTTAAATGATTTTAATCATTTAATAATTCTTTTTTTACTTCGCGGGATAGTGCAAAGGTAGCATGTCAGTGTCGTTAGCTGATGATGGTGGTTCAATTCCATCTCCCGCAACCAAATTTGTTTTCTTATTGGGAAGTATGATTCTTCTTTTAAGTACCTCCTTTAATAAAAAATGGTATTGTTCTTTCATACTTCCCAATAAGAAAATAAAAACTAAATAGAAGATGGTGAGGTGACATGGCAAAGTACAATTGGAAATCTTTAGAAAAAGAATATCTTTTAGGTGATTATAAAAGTGTTAGTGCCTTTCTAAAAATAAAGGGTATTCCTAACAATGGAAGCACTAGAGTCAAAACAAAAGGTTGGAAAGATAAAAAACAAGACAAACAAGACAAAATAAATACTAAAACAGTACAAAAAGTTATTGAAAAACAGTCTGAAAAAGAAGCTAACGAAATAGTTGGAGTTAGTGAGGTAGCTAATGAATTGTTACAAAAAGTATTGCAAGCCACTAATGAATTAAATACTCATGTAGATATGTTTGGAAACACACACAATAGTATAATTGATAGAAGTGATTTAAAAAAAATAACATCTGCACTCAAAGATTTAAATGATATTCTTAAAGATAAAACTAAAAATAATGATATAGAGGATTTAACTGTACTTGCTGATTTATTAGGGTTTGGTGATAAAGAACGCAAACAATAAAGTGGTTGCCATTTAGCAAAAAACATATTGACTATATTTTAAAAACTAAAGACTGTAAAGCAAATGTTGCCGAAGGTGCAGTTCGTGCAGGTAAAACGATAGATAATTGTATTGCTTTCGCTCTTAATCTTGAATATACAACTGATAAAATACATTTAGCTTCTGGCTCTACATTAGCAAATGCTAAATTGAATATAGGTGAGTGTAATGGTTTTGGGTTAGAACATCAATTCAAAGGTAGATGTCACTGGGGTAAATTTAAAGACAATGAAGCGCTTTACATTCAAACTAAAACTGGTGAAAAGATTGTTATATTTGTTGGTGGTGGTAAAGCTGATAGTTATAAAAAAATATTAGGTAACTCTTATGGTTTCTGGATAGCAACAGAAATAAATGAGCATTATGATTGTGAAGAATCCAAAGAATCATTCATCAAAGTAGCATTCGCAAGACAACTTGCTAGTGATAATCCTAAATGGTTTTGGGATTTAAATCCTAGTAATCCATTAGCAGATATCTATACAAAATATATAGACTTATGGGCTAAGAATGGTTTAATTGGTGGATATAATTATCAGCATTTTACAATATTCGATAATGCGGCAATAACCGAGCAAAGAAAACAAGAAATAATAAGTCAGTATGATCCAACAAGTATTTGGTATCAAAGAGATATACTTGGTAAACGTGTAGTTGCTGAAGGTTTGATATATCGTGAGTTTAAAGATTATCATATTATCAAAATGCAAGATTGGAATGCAATTGATGAAAAAGGTAATTATACACATCCAATTCGTAAAGCGCTAAAATTTATAACAATTGGTGTAGATTTTGGAGGCAACATATCGGCGCATAGTTTTAATGCAACTGGATTCACGAACCAATTTAGAAAGTTTGGGACAATAAAACAAAAACGAATTGCCGAAAGAATAGATGATAAAGAACTTATTGAAGAATTTATAAAATTTATAAAAGAATTAAAAGAAGAATATCCAGGAATTAATATTATAGATATTCGTTGTGATAGTGCAGAACAAACTCTTATAGCGGGATTTGAAAGAGCTTTAAGAGAGAATCGTCTTGCAATACCAATTAATAACGCAATTAAAGGCGAAATATTAAATCGAATTAGATTCTACTGTAAGATGTTTAGCGCAAATAAATATTTCATATTAGAATGTTGTGAACCACTCATAATGGCATTTAAAACTGCTATATGGGAAAAAGATAAAAATGATATACGTTTAGATGATGGCAAACAAGATGTTGACAGTTTAGATGGTCAAGAATATAGTACTGAACCATATCAAGACGTATTAGTACAAATTAATTAGGAGGATTAATTGTGAAGAATATATTAGAATTTATAGGAAGTTGTGTTTGTTTTATAATGGGCTTTAAATTTTGTAAATGGTTAGATGATTATGTAGAGCAGGAAGTGATTAAACGGAAAAAGTAGTTAAAGATTTCTTAACAGAATTAGGATATAGCGAAAATATAATTGATACTGAACAAGAAAATAGAGTTAATGAGTGGCTCACTTGGTTTAAAGGTAAGTCAAAATATCATACTGTTTATATTTACAATGGTAAAACGCGAAATAAATATGAAATAAAAACTCTTAATATAGCTAGTCAATCTTGTGAAGACTTAGCTGACTTTTTCTTTAACGAGAAATTGGAAATAACAATTGATAAATCTAAGATTCAAAAAATAATTAATAATTGTTTGGAACAAAATGGGTTTTTAGATAATGCAAATGCTTTACTGCAATTAACTAAAGCTTTGGGAACAGGTGCTTTTGTCCCATATTTAGATAAAGGAGTACTTAGAATCAATTATCTTAATGCTACAAATATTGTAATATTAAAAGCTAACAAAAGAGAAGTTATTGATGTGTTATTTTGGTGTGAAACTAAAACATTAGGTGGAACAGAATTAACTATAAATGCTCATATTTTAGATGAAACAGGATATACAATTTATAATAGAAAATATTTTAAAAGTAATGACGGTGAGTACAAAAAGGTTGATTTGGGAGAACTTGAAATGATAGAAACAAAGTCTTTTATTCCTAAATTTGCTATGATATATACACCAAGTGTTAATAATCTTGACATCAATACCCCTTATGGTTTGAGTTGTTATGGTAATGCTATTGATAACATCTTAATGATTGATAAAGTATTTGACACTTTAGACAATGAAACTTGGCTAGGAAGAAAAAGAGTTTATTTGAGTTCCAAGGCTACCCAATTTAATGTTGATGAAAATGGAAATTTAACTCCAGTATTTGATCCAACTGATGTGGCATTTTATAACATCCCAGGAGAGGATGAAAAAGAACATATTAAAGAGTCAAGTTTCGATTTAAGAGTTGATGAATTAACATCAGCATTACAAGCTCAATTAAATCTTTATACTTCTAAAGTTGGCTTAGGACATAACTATTATAAATTTAAAGATGGAGAAGTATATGTAAATACTGATAATGTACTGTCTAGCAATAGTGACGTGTATCGTAAAATAAAGAAACAAGAGAATATAATTACTAAAGCTATAACTAATTTATGTTATGCTATTGCAGAATTAGTTGGCGTAAAAGGTGAATTTAGTGTATCAGTATTCTATGATGATTCGATTATTGAAGACCAAGAAAAAATAAGATTACAAGCTCAATCCGAATATAATTGTAAATTAATAAGTAAAGCACAATATTATCGAGATGTTTATAAACTAAAGGATAAAGAAGCTTTAGCATTTGCAGAACAAATGAATAAAGAAATACAAGAAGAAACAATAGTTGATGGTAGTGAGTTCAATTTAGATGAATAATGAAGAATTTATTAATAAAAAAGTTCAAAAAGTTATAGATATCTATGAAAATATTGAAAATAAATTGTTATTAAAAATAGTAAAGCACTTTAAATATAATGAAGAGTTTTTGAATAGCGATTATTGGCGTATTAAAAAACTTGATGAAATGGGATTATTTAATCGAGAAGTTATTAATTATATTGCTAAAGAAACGAAGAAAACTCCAGAACAAATAAAGAAAGCTTTAAAAGATATTGGCTATAATAGTTTTAATATCGAAACACTAAATAAAGCTTTTAAAGAGAATAAATTAAAAATAGAGCCAAATATATTAATTCAAAATAATACACTTAATACAATAATAAACGGTGTTTATAATGAAGTAAATGAAAGATTTATAAATTTATCTTCTAAAATAGCCGAAGCTACAAGAAATGCTTATTTGGATATTGTAGAAGAGACATACTTAAAAACTACTACGGGAACACACTCATATCAAGAGGCTATTAGAGAGTCTATTAATAATTTATCAAATAGTGGAATCAAGACACTAATTTATAAAACTGTTGATAAAGATAATAATGTTACAGGTATAAGAAGTTATGATATAGAAGCAACTGCAAGACGTGAAATACTCACTGGAGCTAGACAAGTTAATCTAAAGTTAAATGAAACGATAATAAATGAATTAGAACCAGAATATTTATATTTGTCAGAACATTTGAGATGTAGACCTACACACTTTGATTGGCAAGGAATAATCATTAAAAAAGAGGATTTGGTTCCAGTAACTGATTATGGTGAGCTAACAGGACTTGGTGGTATTAATTGCGCCCACTATTTTGAACCTTATTTTGGTAGTGCAAGAGGAGCTGATTTAAAGGGCATTTCAAAAGAAGATGCTTTAAAAAATTATAATATATCACAACAGCAACGATACTTAGAACGTGGAGTTCGCAAATGGAAACGCAAAGCTGAAATGTATAAAGAAAATGATGATACTGAAGCTTATGAAAAATCTCAAATAAAAGTTAAAGAGTGGCAACAACGAAACATTGAATTTAGTAAAGACAATAAATTAAAAAGAGATTTTACTAGAGAATATGTCAGTAGTTTTAAAAGTGAGAATGTTAAAATTAAATTGTCAGATAAAAAAATTAATAAACTAAAAGAAGTTAATAAAAAACCAGAAAAT